CCTGTTTTACCAATCTGAGCCTCTAACAAACCACGCTTAAGCTCACCCATCGTCCTAGACTCTTCAGCAGCCTTAACCTGTGCAGCAGCAGCGATAGCTTCCTGTGTTAGACCAAGCCTAGTAGCCTCTCTAGCCATAATCTTGTAAGCTTCAGCAGGATCTTCACCATCCCATTGTGCTGAGATAGCATTCTTTAATTCCTGTCTAGCTGCAGCTTCTTTCAGTTTAGGATCTTCTACACCGAACAAACCACCAATAGCTCTACCAGCCTGTGTACCTGCCATACCCATACCAGCCCTGATACTCTGGTATGGTGTTAATCTAGCTTGTGCTATTGCATTAGCTTGATCCTGTTGCATCTGCTGTTGTTGTACATCATAGATGCTTGGACCAAATAGACTTTGTTGCTGTGCCATTATTGTTCCTTAGATCGAAAAACCGTTGTAGCCAACACCAGCACCTGATTGAGCTAACGCATTTAAGGTAGCTTGATCATAACCTGATGTTGGTGTATTCAGTAAACCACCAAGTAGATTACCGAACATACCACCAACAGCACCTGTATTACCTAACACCTGATTAGCTACATTCTGTCTAGCTCCTAACAAGCCTGCTAAAGCCTCTTGTTGAGCTTGTAAGTTACCAGCTAATCCAAGGCTTTGAAGGTTACCTTGTGCTTGTAGACCAGCCAAAGAAGGTTGTAGGAAAGCTTGTGTTTGAGCAACGTTACCTTGTAGTGCTTGCTGACCTAACTGACCGGACAACTGAGCCTGTTGTAGCTGTTGTTGAGTTAGATTCTGGATAGGTGCCAATGCTGCTGCACCTTGACCAATCAACGTACCACGTTCACCCAATGCAGCCTGTCTAGACTGTAGTTCACGCTGTAGTTGCTGTTGTGCTATGGCTTGTTCTTGAGCTAACAACTCTGGTGAAGAACCACCAAAAGCTGAACCACTTACACCCAATCTTCCTTGAGCACGTAACCTAGCCTCTGTAGCTAATCGTTGACGTTCAATCTCTGGTGCAGACAATGCAGATAGTTTATTGTAGTAATCCCTTGTTAACTGATCTACGTTAGTCATGTTAGCAGCCTGTGCAGACTGCATAGCTACCTGAGCAAATGGATTATACATTGCTCTAGCATCTTCAGTCAAGACTGTGTTAACAGTACCTGTAGCAGGATTGTACGTAGTACCGAACAATGAGCCAGTAACACCAAAGGGTGTAAACTCTCCTACCATGTTCGATGCTTGTGTAGCTAATGTATTGTATTGACCACCAAGACGGTTAGCTAAGTTAGTGTACTCAGTTTGTGTTAGCTGACCTTGCTGACGTAATTTATCGGCAGCATCCTGAACCATAGCTAAATTAGCACCAGAACTAACCAAACCACCTAAAACATTCTGAGCACTTGTATTTGTTAGATCACCGAACAACGATGAAGCAATATTCCCTAATGTACTTGTTAAAGCAGCTGGCAATCCAGTTAGTGTTGTTAGTAGATTAGTAGGGATTGGTGTTGTTACTGGAGGCACTGCAGGAGGTGTTGTTACTGGAGGCACTGCAGGAGGTGTTGTTACTGGAGGCACTGCAGGAGGTGTTGTTACTGGAGGCACTGCAGGAGGTGTTGTTACTGGAGGTACTATTGGTGGTAGTAGTGTTGAAGATAATAATGATCCAGTATTACTGATAATTTCAGGCAACGCTGTTGTTCCAATTGCTTCTAATGTAGCTAATGTCGATGCAGGTAATCCAGATGCTGTTGCAGCTAACGATTCCGCCCCACCACTAAGCAAACCACCAGTAGTAGTAGCACCTCCAGTGGCTGCTGCCTCTCCACCTAATAAACTACTACCTAATAAAGCACCACCAACAATACCTAGAGCTTGTAACCATCCTTTACCTTCTGATGTATTCGGACTAGCAAGACGAGTACCCGTAGGTTGACCATAGGCATCGTACTGCTGAACAACAATCTTATCGCCTTGAACACCAATAGCTTTTTCAATAACCCTATCTTCACCAGTACCTAACTGAACAATGTTTTGATTAGTACCTGTTGTAGGGCTTAGTGATCCAGTAAGTAGCGTGCCTTGTGGTAGACCAGCATTTAAGAAGAATTGATTAACCTGTGAGACAGGTAAACCAGTAAGGCCTGACAAATCCTCAGCAGTTAAACCATAAGTCTTAGCTGTTTGAGCAATGGTTTGTCCGCTAGTATTTAAGTTATTAACAAGGTTGTTGACAACAGAATCTAACGTATTCTGAGGAACCATGTAGCTATTCATGATAGCTTGGTCTGTCATCAACGGAGATACACCTAGTAGACTAAACTCTTGATTAGACACTGAAGGCTGAATAGCCTTGATAGCGTTACGGATCTCTGTTGGTGTACGTCCTTGACTAAGCAATGTATCGATGTATCCTTGCTTAGTTGATAACGATGCTGCAGGGTCCCATGTTAGTCCGAACAAACTGTATGTTGTTGGTGCTGGTGTGGAAGCAGGAGGTGTATATACAGGCTCTTGATACACAGGCTCAGCAGTCTGTGTATAAACATTCTCTTGCTGAATAGGCGCAGGAGCTGGTGTTGGAGCTGGAGCAGGGGCAGGAGCTGGAGGAGCATAACCATTACCCAACATCCAGGTAATATCAGACTGAGGTACTCCGGCACCTAGTAGTTCATCAACTGTTGTTCCATTGGCGTTAAACCAAGAAATCTTTTGTTGAGGTGTATAGCTAGACCAACCAGAAGGAAGTGCGGGTAGCGCCATGATTAGTAAGTCCCGTCATCGTACACAACACCACCAGTAGGTAGTGTCACTGTACCTGTAAAAGTAGGGGAAGCAACATCAGCTTTAGACGTGATAGCACTGGCTATGTTGTTGTATTCAGTATCAATCTCAGTACCTTTGATAATCTTACTAGCATTACCAGTTGGTAGTGTGTCCTTAGCTGCAAAGTTTGTGGTTTTGGTATAGTTACTCATTAGATTGTCCTGCCTGCTTTAACAAAAATATCCATTTGTTGAACAGAGAAAGCATCGTTACTGATATCTGCTTCAATACCTAATTGAAACACCCTACCAGCACCACCAATAGTTTGTCCATAGCCTTGGAACTGCTTAGGTACTGGGTTAATGGTAATACCTGCGTTGTACTCAGCGATGTTGTATTCAGATACATTGTATTCTGAGCGAACAACATTAGGGTATGTCCATAGAGCACTACGATAGTCTGTACCGTAGTCTACAGTCCACTTAAGGAATACATTAGTACCTGCTCCACCAACTGTTAAGGTATTAACCTTCTTCAGTATCTTAATGATGGAAGAATCACCAGCATCTAGATGAGAGGTGTAGTACAGGAATCTAAAGCTACTACCGTTGTCTGTGTTGCCATAGTAGCGACCAATGTATCCTGGCCTACCTAAGTACATCTCTCTACTGCGTGTAGACAGTAAAGACTTAGGTGCGTACATCCACTGAGTTACCTTACAAGACCCATCCTGTAGACGTTGTTTGAGGTCAAAACAGTAGGTAATACCTCTAGTGGGTAATGATAGTAGATAAAAAGCTTCTCGTTCGTGATACACTGAACGGATATTATCATAGTCGTTATTAGTCAATACGTCAAGTATTAATTGATCTCTGACATTCCTAGAGATATCGAACAAAGGTGGTGACTTCTCTTGAATAACCCTACCTAAGCTACGAACACCAGTATCAGATAAGAAGAAGATATCAGTGCCTACATCCTGTACTGAATCTCTAGCAATACAACCAACACCATCAATAACTTCAACTAGCTTAAGATCTGCTGTAGGATCACCATCAGCACCAGAGTAAACAATAATAGTCTTCTTACAGAATATGACTAGGAAGCCATTAAAGCCTGCTAGAGCTACGATACTGTCAGTACCATTAGTAAGCACTGATTCAATGCTGACAGAGCCTGAAGCACCTCCAGACCATTTCATACCAGATAGCGTATCTGACCACCATACCGTAGTTTTATCAGTAGTTGTGTCCGCTACCCATAGACGACCATAAGCTGACAATACTTCATTACCTAGCTGTACTGTACCTGAATAGCCTGCATGAGCTGATACAAGCATCCATGTATTAGCTACATGGTCATAGATCAGTGGGTTATGTCCTCGTTGAAAGAAGTAAGTATTATCATTAAAGTTTACTGCTTTCCAGTACTGAGCAGTCCATGTAGCTGAACCATTGTAGACTTCAGTCAGTGTTGTTGTACCAGTGTAGATCCTGTTGTTACCGATACTGACAATCTCTGTAGTACCAGCTTTCTTAACAACTTCATGTAATAGTGTTGGCTCTGTGCTGTTGTAGCCAGCAGTGGTATTAACAGTTACCCAACCCTTACGAGCAGCTATGCGACCATACTGGTCAATCACTGCATTCTCTGCCCTAAGAGCAAACTCTTTAGGTAACGTGATAGGAGAGTCTTGAGTGTTTAATCCATAGAAGCCTGGAGCAACAAGACTAACAGGTCTAATAGGAGCAGCCATTATACCCAGTTCCAAGTTATTTCATCTTCGTACCTAGCTGATTCAATAGCAATGTACGTAGCTACAGCTTTCCTATAAAGATCATTCTGTTGATCAGACAATCTACCTTGATCTTCTCCACGTTCATTGATAGCACGTAGATAAGCACCTTGTATTACTAACTCTGAAGGTACATAGATAACATCAAGATCATTAACTAAATTAGCTTGTGGTACAACACAGTCAACCTTAACTGCATACGCTTGATCAGGTATAGGCCATAGATCTAACGTAATCTCATCGCTGGTGTTGCTATTACCTATGGAGAAATACTGAGGACCACCAGTGACTGTACCTTGCATGTTCACCCAAGCATGCATTTGATCCTGTGAGGCTTGCTCAAGATCACGCTTAAGTGTAGGTATGTAGACCTTTAATAGTCTTGTCCGTGATGATGTACCTGTGATAGCGTAATTCTGAGTACCGTTAACTGTATTGATTGTCTTGGTTGTACGTAAGATAGACCAATTCCAAGCATCTTCGATCTCACGTTTAGTTTCATTGACCATTGCACCGATAAGGTACGAATAGTCAGACTGTATCACTGTCGATACAGTACTCTCTCGCATACGCAAGAGAACGCCATTAACACAGTCTAAGTAAGTAGCCATTACCATTTCACCTTATCAGCCCAGTATGCAGCGGACATCTTACCTTTAGCGATGTTCTTTGCATGACGAGCCTTAAATGATTTATTCCTAGCAGAACCTTCTGGAGAGCCTGAAACACCTTGTTGACCAAACCTGATAGTCTTTATCTGATCACCTTCTTTAGCAACAACGACATGACTTTTAGTAGGATGCGAAGGTGTACGTTTAGGTTTGTTGTAACCAGATACACCAGCTTTTTCTAGCCTAGAATCTTTCATTTCTTCTTCTTAGGTTTAGTCATACCAGCTTCGGACAAAGCAATGGCAACTGCTTGCTTACGAGATTTAACAACAGGACCACCTTTACCACTGTGTAGTGTTCCTTCTTTATACTCTCGCATTACTTTTCCAACTTTAGCAGGTTTCTGCTTCATGATGGATAACCCATCTTACGCTCTTTAGCCTTCATTGTTTTTGATTCTTTCTTCTCATGCATCTTCTTTGCTGACTTTGATGCATACTCTTCTGCTGCTTTCTTACCCTTAGCAGTGTAAGGAAACTTTTTATTCCCGACCATTGGCATTTCTATTCTCCTTTTTTTTGAACATACACTGTACTGTATCTGTTTCCCATATACGGATAGCAGTCCATAGAATTGTTAGCACAGCAGCTATAGCAGGTAATAACTCAGCTAGCGTACCTACAACTGTGATGATAGAGATGGCATCACCTAACTGTTTAACTTGCTCATCAGCTTGCAAAGCCATTTCATATACCTTTCTTTAATTGCCTAACAAGGAGCCTCATACGGCTACTTTACGAATGGCTCGTACAACTAAGGATTGATTCTTAGCGTTGTTGAACTGACCACCGTCTATAAAGTCAATCCTCGTCGCTGTTGTCAAACCTACACCTGCATTGGTAGAACTCCATGTCCTTGCTGACGTAGCAAAGGCTTCAGAGCCACCAGATTGAAAGGCAGCTACAGAGGTCTGTGCAGGCGTTCCTGTTGTGTAGTTAGAGCCTCTGGAAGGCACTGCATAAGAGTTAGTGCCGTAAGACGTAGAGTTGGATGCCGTTGTAGGCTTGAGGTTGTAGTAACAGATCTCTAGCTCATACAAAGCAGGTAGATACCAGTCTGAGTAGCCGTTGATTGTTAGTGCGGCACACCACTGAGCGGCAGGATAAGTAGCTGAGTCTAGCTCTGCTGTATTAGTCGCACCATCGTAAGTAGATAAACCTAAAGAGTCTGAGGTTGCAGCGGTCTTGTAGTTGAGAGCTGTGTTCTCACCCGATGCTTTGGGCGAGACAAGTAGATAGTAAGTATTGCCACCAAAGGAGATCTGTCCTGCGTAGTAGCCACCTTCCCAGAACTCACCGATAGCAGACGGTCCAAAGCGGTTACGAGCACCTGGGCCAAAGCCTCTGACAGAACCGCCTCCTAATGCTTCTAGGACAGGCATTATGCGTACCTGGACTGGCTAGCCAAGACAGTAAATGTTGCCGATCCTGTCTTGATGATGGAGTAAGAGTAAACGTCTATCGAGCTAGCATTACCTGCCGAAGGAGCAGTACCACCTAGCCATTTAGGTATGATGTTTGCACCATCGACCTGAACAGGAGATGTGGCAGAACCGGTTGCTGCGTTGTAGTAAGCAGTGCTTCCATTAGTCACTAAGAAGGCACAGGTTAAGACTTCTCCGGTCGCCATTGCGGTATTCAGTGACGTACCAGAAGAGGCTCTGAAGTTGACCGTAAAGTTCCCAGAGGCATTGGTTGTGTAGTACAGGACACCTTGGGTTGTCGTGTCGAAGTTAATCGTGCCTGTTGCTGCTGTTGCTGATACCGTGATTGTCTCAACAACACCTTGCAGCTTTGCGCCGATCTGCGAGGATGTAGACGCTAGAGAGAGTTGTTTAGCAAAGGTCGCAGCCTGTGCAGAGGAAATCGTAAGTGCTAGCGTACCTCCGGTCTTGACCTCAAGAATGTTTGTGTTGTCAGACGTGATCGAGGTTCCAGCGGTAGCTGCGTTTAATACATTAGCCATTAGATCACCTGTGATGTTGTTAGGTTGGCTACCTGTGAAGAACTGAAGAAGGTTACATCAACAGTGGTTAAAGGCTGGATAACCTCTACAGTCCCCCACGATCCTTCTACCCAGCTTCTTGTGTCATGCTGCCAATTCCACTGGTAACCTGCTCTGTCTTGTGGCTTAGGGTCTCTTACGATCCATTCCCAGTTTAGCCATACCAGTTCCTTGCCTTCAGGAATGTCTGTCGGTGGTGCTGGAGCTTGTTGCCAGCCCTCTGTGCCGTCAGTTTCTTGTGATGGGATAGACCCGTTCTTAGTCCAGTACATATCTATTCCTAAAGGGTCGGAAACGCTGCTGTTGGTGGCGTAAAGTTGGCTGTATAGCGAGCGTAGCCTTTGGTGATGCGGAAGTCTTGTAGATAGCCGTTCAATGGGGCTGCATTATCAAAGCCGGATGCAATAGAAATCCTTCCAGGGCAAGTCATTGTTGTTGAATAGGTAGCCGTCGCAGACTGCACACCATTCATATAAACAGCAAGGGTACTACCCGATCTGGCTAAAACAATATGCGTCCAAGTGCTTGCGGTTAATGCAGATGCTGCCGTTATTCGGTCAGCATTGCTTGAAAAAAGAGCCAGCCTGCTAGAAGAGTTAATATAAAAGGCCCATCCAGAATCTGATGCTGATGCCCTAGTGTCAAGCAAAACAATAGCTCCAGCTACCGAATTAGGATAAATCCACATCTCAACCGTGAAGTCGCCTGTGTTGAACGACAATAAGTCCGTTGTTTTTCCTACTAAATAATCCCCCGTCCCATCAAAGTACATACTCCCCGTACTTGCACCAAACGGATTATTGATCGCCGTACTTATCTTCGCATCTGCCACCGTCTCCAGATCATTCTTGCTTGTGGCATCGTAAATACCAGCGTTGGTGAAGTTGAGGAGGAGGGATGTGTTAGTGATGTTGGTGAGAGGTGCTGTGGGGACGGTTATGGTTGATGATGTTGGGTCGTAAGGAGTTGAACCTTTAACAAAACGAAGATTGGACATGTACCCCAGTGTGGGAAGCCCTATAGCGTGATATTCGCCGACATACGGAGTTGAAAAATTTATGCTTGATGAATATGATGCGTTGGTGTATACACGCGCCCCATTACAAAACATAGAAAGCGTAGTGCCAGACCTACACAAAACAATATGATTCCACTGATTTGCGGCAAATGTTCCAATTTGTCCAGAAAAAACAATGGAAGAACTATAAAAATATAAATATCTAGGCCCGTTTCCAGGATCATACCCGATTTGAGTTGACGCATTGTTTGGTGCTGATAAATAAATACGAAATGCTAAATCCGACGGGAACACCCAAAACTCAACTGAAAACGTTCCGGTACTGAAGTCAAACGCTGCATTACTCGGCCCCGTCAAATAATCCCCAGTCCCATCGAAATACCCTGACCCACCATAAGTAGCAGCAGACCAGCTAGCACTGGGGTTGAAGGGTGAGAAGGCTTGTACGGAGGGAGAGCCGGAAGTGGTTATGGTGAAGTTGTTGGTGCTGTTGTCTACGAAGCGATTGGATTGGCAGGTTAATAAAGAGGTTTCTGTGCCTTGTGGTGGGTTTTGACCACCAGAGGTTGCGCCTAATGGGGATGTTGGAGGCGTAAACGCTGATGTGTAGACAGCACGACCTTTGACAACCCGTAGGTTGCTTATATAGCCAGTTAAAAAGTTTACTGAGCTATAATCTCTAGCTATTCTATAACCACCTGCAGCACCATTGGTCATCGTTCCTGTATAAGTAGCCGTACCTCTACTAACACCATCGATGTATAAAACAATATTGTTAGAACCTGACCCAGATCTAACTAACGCAAAATGAAACCAAGAGTTGGCGGAAACCGTAGTGCTAGATGTTATCTGAAAATTTAAACTTCCCCCGCTTGTATAAGCAGCAACAACTAAATTATTTCCACTGTTTAACGCAATATTCAGCTCATAATTACCGTTATTGTGACCATAAATGGGTCTGGTTGTACTTGTTGTTGTAGCGTATACCCATCCCTCAACAGTAAAGTCGCCAGTGCCTAAATGAAGAGCAGCAGCATCTGGCGTTTCTAAATTACTACTACCATTAAAGTAGTTTGACCACCCCGTCTGCGAGAACGGGCTAAACGTACCTTGTGTGGTGTTGCCGTTACGAGTGATGGTGAAGTTATTGGTAGAGCTATCTAAGAACGTGTTGTTTTGTGCGCCGTTGGTTCCGTTTCCGGGTAACAATAGCGTGGTGTATTCATAATAAGGATCAGACGTTACTGGAGGTGCAGCGCTCCCAGAGAACGCCGCAGCAATCATCGCCGTTAAGTTACCAGCCATTAGGTCACTCCTGCACCAGAGACATACCATGTATCCGTAGCAACCTTAAGTAAGGTAGCCATTCCCTTTGTCGCTACTGTCCTGTTACCCGTTGCACCATTGGCAAGCTGAAAGGTAACACCAGCACCAGAGATCGTTAGGTTTCCAGAGTTGTTATTAACGACAAGGATCGTTGTACCCACATCAATCGCCGTAGTTGCGTTTGTGTTTACCGTAAGGGTTGCTGTAGAGCCACCAGTGAAGTAAATATGCTTACCTGCATCGCTTGCAGCCACAGTGGTATTCGTGCTCTGTGGAGCGCCGATATAACCAACCTTGTTAGTACCGTCTACCGTACAGTTAGATAAGTTACCCGATGTAGGTGTTCCTAAGATCGGAGTTACTAAGGTAGGTGTATTAGCAAAAACATTAGCACCTGTACCTGTCTCATCCGTTAGTGCTGCTGCTAAGTTTGCAGACGATGGTGTGGCTAGGAAGGTAGCTACGTTAGAGCCTAGACCCGATACACCTGAAACTGGTAAGCCTGTACAGTTTGTAAGCGTACCTGACGATGGTGTGCCTAACGCACCGCCAGAGGTTAGCCCTGTAGCAAAGGTTAGGTTGCCTGAACCATCAGTCTGTAGAAACTGATTAGCACTACCGTCTGTGCCAGGAAGCGTAAAGGTTGTGTTGCTGCTGGTATTGGCAGATTGGACGGTTGTTGTCCCTGTCCCAGAAGCGTTACCCTGAATTTTAAGTTTAGACATATTGTATCACCCTAATACCATCCAAGATTGTCCGTCTGGGACTGTAACTGCAAAACCAGCCGCTACTGTTACAGGGCTGACAGATAGTCCGTTAGTATTACTTGTTAGTGTTACGTTTGAAGAAATAAGTATTTGAGACTCTAGAATAGGGCCACCAGCACCGCCTCCAGTAGCGGACAATGTACCAGCAGAATAGCTCAGGCCAGAGCCAACAGTAACGTTAGCAAAGCCACCAGAGCCATCATTAGCTAGTAATTGTGCTGCTGTGCCTGTCGTTGAAGAACCACCTGCTGGTGTATCCCAAGCAAAGGCAGTACCATTCCATTTAAGGTAAGTATTCGATGTTGTAGGTGCTGTAGCAAATGTTGTTGTACCAGAACCACTCTGATACACAATACGATTAGCACCACCACCAGTGATTGCTGCTGTGGTTCCTGAAGAACCAGTGATATCGATACCCCAAGTACCAGTAGCATTAGTACCTGTAATGGAGGGAGCACCTACTGTATTATAACTGATTGTACGTGCTACAGAACCATCAAAGGTTACTGTTGGTGTATCACCACCACTGCTTGAGAATGTTGCTGCATTGGTTGTTGTACCGCCACCACCTGATACAGCAGCCCAACTTAGTACAGAGCCATCCCACTTAAGATAAGTATTAGATACTGTAGGAGCTGCTACGAATGTTGTTGTTCCTGATCCACTTTGATAAGGAATACGATTTGCTGCACCACCAGCTAAGTTAGTTGCTGTGGTAGCTGTCGTTGCTGATGTAGCAGAGGTTGCTGTAGCAGCGTTACCTGTGATATCAATAGACCATGTACCTGAAGCATCTCCACCTGTTCTTGTAGGTACATTAAGGTTTGCTCTAGCATTTGCTTCAGTGGTTGCGTTAGTACCACCTTTGTTGATAGGTACAGCAGAATCTAATGTAATGTTTGGTGTTGCACCACCAGAGGATGCTAAAGGAGCTGAAGCTGTAACAGAACTAACACCACCACCAGTACCGCTAGTGGCTGCTGTGATACGACCTTGAGCATCAACTGTGATGTTAGCGTTGGTGTAAGAACCAGCAGTAACAGCAGTATTTGTAAGACTGATTGAACGATCTGTACTTAGATCACCACCACCTGATAAACCTGTACCAGCGCTAAGACTACGTGTTGTCGGTACAGCACCAATACTTGCTGGTGTGATGGATGCGTTTGAAGCTGCTGTAATCCTTCCCTGTGCGTCAACTGTGAATGTAGCTACTTGCGAAGTACTACCATAACTGGTAGCAGTAACACCTGTGTTGGTCAGGCTAATCGAACGATCAGAACTAAGATCACCTCCTCCCGTCAGACCACTTCCAACTGAGATGGTCCTTGTTGATGGAACAGCGCCAATACCTGAAGCAGTAATGCTTGTATTTGATGCTGATGTCAACCTACCTTGTGCATCTACAGTAAAGGTTGCTACTTGAGAACCTGAACCATAAGAACCAGCTGTGACTGCTGTGTTAGCTAATGCTACAGTACCTGATGTTGTTATCGTACCACCGCTAAGACCTGTACCAGCAGTTATCGATGTAACTGTCCCTGTACCTGTAATGGTAGCATATTCAAGACCTGTACCGCCTGTGTTAACACGAACAACTTGACCTGCTGTGCCTAAAGCAGTTAATCCAGTACCACCGTTAGCGACAGGCAATGCAGAGCCTGAATAGCTAACAGCTAATGTACCAGAGGAAGTAATAGGAGTACCACTAACACTTAAGAAACCAGGGACAGTCATCGCTACAGAGGATACAGTACCCCCTACAGCTTGCCATTTAAGACCTGATGTTTCAGTAGAGTCAGCAGCTAGTACGTAACCATCCGTACCTTTTGGTAAGCGAACATTGTCACTACCATTGTGAACAATGATATCGCCTTTAGTTGTTGTCGGAGATAAAGCATCAAATGCTTCAGTCTTTGTTGTTTGACCAGTACCACCATTAGCGATAGCTACTGTACCGCTTACGTTAGTTGCTGTTGTTGCTGATGTCGCAGTAGCAGCATTACCTGTAATAGCAATGTTCCATGTACCGCTAGCGCCTGTGCCAGTAGTAGATGGAACACCTAAATTAGTTCTTGCTGTTGCTGCATCAGAAGCACCAGTACCACCGTCTGCTACAGCAAGATCGGTAATACCAGCAATAGAGCCGCCAGTAATCGCTACAGCATTAGCTTCTTGATTCCCTAGAGAACCAACAACCTTTTGTACCGTTGATCCATCACCAACATAGAGTTTCTTGTCCGTTGTGTTAACGGCTAATTGTCTATTCTCTAGTGAGGTAGGTACTGACCCTGCTGTAGAAGATCCTTTGATCTTAACCGCCATGTCTAGTCCTCTTTAGCGTTTTTAGCGACCTTCTTAGATTCTACTTTTTTCTCTTCTTCTTTTACTTCTTCGTAATCAGGATGGATACGCATTTGTTCAATGTCGTATTCATACTCAACATTCATTAAGTTATTAGACCACTTACAACGAAAAGTAACCATGATGTGACCTTATGAAAAGAGGACCACCGAAGTAGTCCCCTTTATTGTAGCTTTTAGCCTGGAATGATCAAGGCAACAGCAGCATCGTTACGAAGCTCTGCAACACCGTAGAGGGTGTCAGCAGTGTACAACGTAGCAAGGTACTCTTGCTTGTACTGAGCTTGCGAACGAACAGCCATTTGCTCTGCAAGAACCATGGAGTCCTTGTGGAACATCAAGCAAGCACGAGGAGCCGTACCAGACGAGCTATAAGCAGTGTCAGCGTTGCTAGAAACAAACACTTTAACACCGTACACATCACCAATCTGACCATTACGGATGGTGTTGTTGTTGCCCTGCTCACCAACGAAAGCCTGCTCAGTAAAGCGAGCAAGACCCATGAGGGTGTTACGTGCAACAGGAGGAATCACCAAGTAACGGCTATCTTGAGGAACGTTAGCATCATCAAGACGCTGGATCGAACGACGAATTGCTGCGTCAGTCAATGCAGTTGCGTTACCAGCACCAGCACCGCCTACGAAGGCTGTAGTGCCATCACCGCCGATGAAGGCAGTAGACGGACCGGACACACTGTAGTCGCCAGTAGCGCCAGCAGCGTGAGTACCTTGGAAGAGACGACCGATCTGGATAAGATCGCTGTCAACCTGGGTAGCAAGAGCGTAACCAGCATCTTCCGTGTAGAAACGACGAAGAGAAGCAAGCGCCTGAACTTCAACGATGTCCTCGATGAGGCGTGAGTATTCGTAGTGCTTGTTGATGCTGACCTGTACTTCTGACTCAACGTTAGCCTGAATCGTAACAGCAGTGTTAGCTGCCTTAGCAAAGGCTGCGCCACGGGTGGGGCTAGGAATATGAAGCGTATCACCTTTCTTACCACGCATCGTCATCTTGTTGACGAGGTTCGCCATAACAAGATTCTTTTTGTAGGAAGCGATGATTTCGTCTGACCAAATTTCTGGGATAAATTTATCCGCATTGGTCTTGTTAACAATGGAGGAACTACCTCCAGGATAAGCTGCTGATGCCATTTTAAGTCCTTTAAGTTAAGTTATCGGACCCTACCTTCGTTATATGCTGAGATGATGTCATCTTGTAAGGACATATAACGCTCAGGGTCAGTCATTTGGAGCCGAATAAGATCTGCTCGACGATATATTTTCTTGCTCGTTTCACCAGTAGCGCCATCAACGGCTACGGTAGCTGCTTTTAGTGTTTGATTACGTTGATCCTGTAGTTGCTGTGCTGCTTGCTGAACAGTGTCCTGTTTAGCTTTCTTCAGTGCTTTGAAGTTAGACAACAACTCATTTGCTGAATCAAAATCAAACTGCTTATCTGCTGCTGCGTAGAGTCTCTGACGAACAGGTGACTCATTAACCCAACCAGCAAACTCTGGATCAGCGATCACTTGAGTATAATCTGGATGTGTTTGAGCTAGCCTGTTTGCTGTTTGCATCCTAGCCATTTGTGCTGCTGCTTGCTGGGCTTGCATCACTGCTGGATGGGAGGAAACCGCTTTATTTACTGCCTTAACAGGATCGGCAAAGAAGTCAGTATCATCTTCGACGGCTTTAACAGGTTGTTCCTGTGGTGTGATTTGTCTCTTGATGAGTTCATCAGCGAGTTTACGTACTTCACCAACTTCCTGTGCTTGACGACCAATAAGCTTTTCAGCTTCTTGATGCATCTTAATAATGTCATCCAGTGATTTACCCTTATACTTCTCAGGGATCGCTGGTTCTTCAGGTGTTGGTGGAGCTTCAGCCTTTACTTCTTCAGCTTGAAACTCGTCTTGTACATCATCAATAGAATCTACAAATTCAGCCATCTGCTTCTCCTAGTCGGGATAACCCAATTGTTAGGAATTAAAAGGAATCTAAGCTACCCTTCATAAAAGGACTTAGATCTTGCTACTTTAGTTGCCTGTTCGTGAACCGTAGCCCATCGACTATAAGCAGTTGGAAAAGCTCCAGTGATACCTTCTAGTTTGCTTCTCGGTGCTGCTAGTTGTCTATAAGCTAGTTTGTCACAATGTGGGCATTGCACATATTCAACAGAATGATCAACAAAGTGTTCGCTTAGATGTCCATCTTCGCATTGAAAATCATTCATTAATCTCATTCGTTATATCCTCGTAGGCTTTTTCCCAGACTTGTTCCATCGTCAGGAGCCAATCTAAAGCTTTAATTTGACCTTTACGCTCTTGCAATTCATTACCATCAGAGATGGTTGTAATGTCAGCAACAGCGTTTCTGTATTCTTTAGCGTCTTCCAGAAGTGTTTTCCATCCTGGATGACTCATTAAATCAAATCGTTCTTCGTAGTACTTTGTAAGTTTTACTTGATCCATTGTTGTTATTATACCACACTTTTTTTAATTTGTCAAGTCAATTCATCATATCTTGTTTACTTTGTTCTTTGACAATGTTTAGCTTATTGTCAATGTCCTTTTCTTTAAGTAGTAGTTCAGCAATCTTTACACGTCTTTCAAACTCTCTGTTAGGGTCATCAATGTTAGTAGAGGCTGCCTGTACTACATCAACTTTAAGCTTCTCAGGCATCAATTGAGCCTCCATAGCGGCTTTCTGAGCCTCTGCTGTAGCTTTCTGTGCTCTAGCTTGTTTTTCCTGTACAGAAGCCTGTGCATCCGCTAATTGAAGCTGTGTAGCCTGCATTTGAACCTGTTGTTGCTCAGGATTAGGCTGTGTTAGCTGCTGAAGTTGCTGTAATAGGCTTTCACGGTTAGGTAATGACGAGTATTCAACGATACCTTGCAGCAATAACGGTACAATGGGGCTGTTTGGTCCTAGTGTAGACATCATTGCCATCATTTGAGCCTGTTCAAACTCTCTAGCAACCATACCTAGCGTACCTGTTGGGATAAATTCAAAGTCTTTTACAGGATAACGCTCTGGAGCAAACTGCATATAGCGCCATGCAGCCTTTTGAACGAACGGAATAAGGAAATCTTCTTGGAAATTAACCAATGAACGCTTGTTTTTCTTGATGATACCGCTAACAGCCATTGCTAAACCAGCTGCTGCTGCGTCTCCACCACTGACTTGAGCTGGTAAATTAGCTGTGTCAAGGGTTCCTGTAGCCTGTAGCATCATTCTTTCGAAGATTTGAGCTGTTTCGATGTTAGCTTTGTCTGTAACACCGAACTTAAAGGGCTGTAGGATCTCTTGAGGGTTACCATTGACAAGAATATTCTTACCAGGACGTATCTCAAACTTCTGTCCACGAGGCATTCTAGAGGCATCTATAGCCATCATAGGGGCTGCTGTAAGCCCTAAAGAGTCAACATGGCTACGAATCTGTGCATCCACAGCCTTTTGCATGTTGTAGGCCTTCTCAGCCGTTCCACGACCCCAGAAACGACCAGGAACACTGTCAGCTTGGTAAGCAACAACAGGTCTGTCTTGCATCATGAAGGGGTTTTCTTCAGCTTTCAGGAGTACTTCACCGTTAGCAATAACGATAAGAGCCTCTACCATCTCTGAATAGAGTTCATCGTCTGTTGTTGTACTATCTTCAGGGTTTTCTAGTAGCTTCTTAGGTACTAAGCCATAGTAACGAAGTAAGAGTACTTTGTCTTGTTGATAGTATGTTAGATCCTGATTAGGCTCTAGATCTGTATCTAAGTAAGCATCACCAATCGCTACTTTCTTATAAACACCATCTTCCATGCCTTTGATAACAGCATGTCTTCCGACATACTCTTCAATAGCACAACCCATCGCATCATCAATACTTGTTGCGTTAGGATCAATTAAAAAGTTACGTGGATTGATTGGTTTTAAGTCTACGGACACTCTGTACGATGTATTAACACCGATCATCCTCAGTCCAGGCTGTGCTGTGGGCTGTGTTGCTGGTGCTAGGTTCTTCTTTTGTTTTACAATCAATTCACCGATACCAGTGCCATAGACCTCAGCTAAGGTCATAACTTGACCAATGTTCTTACGTACTTTATCTTTCTTAAAGTCTTCAGACAATAAAGACTTCATGGCTTCAACGTCTGTCTTGTCTTGATCACTGACATCATCACTGATATCAAAGAACACACCTTTAGCGAACACAGCTTCTTCTAGATCAGCTTGTTTGTTATCTACTGCTTGCTGCAGTGCTGGTGAAATCAGTTTAGAACGTTCAGTGCCTCTGGTCTTATCTTCATCAGCCCAAAGACCACGCCATAGACGTTCATACTCGTCCCAACGCTCTAGGAAGTTTTCATCTCTGTAGTTACGCCAATCGTTACATCGATCCATAACAAATGCTACAAGAGCATTCTGAGGAGAGATTTCAGATTCAAATTTCATTGTCACCAACCTATCGTAGTGTCTAGGACTTCATACTCTTCTTGGTCCAGATTCTGATTCCAATCCGCTACTTGAATCTGGTCAATGTAACTTAACGCATCAATTAAGTCATCATGTGTCTTAGGATCAGGGAACTGCATAAGTTGATCTACAAACTTATTATTCCAATCACCTTCATTCAACACAATCCTACCGTGTTCAAAGCGTCCCTGTAATGACCAAACAATCCTATCTGCTTTCTTCTTATTACCGTGTGTTAGCTCTTCAATGCGAGGATAATAATTTAATCTTCTCATCAAATCATTCATATAAGGCATCACTGCATTCTTCAGTGAACCTTTCTCAATCCCTACTGCATTAACTCTGTAGTCCTTTGCAGCCTTTAGAATCCTCACTGCTGTTTCTCGGACATCCCATCTACCGTGTTGAATGTCAGCAACCCACCAGCCTTTAGTATTGATCTTAACAATAGCTATCGCTGTGTCATCAAGCTTTTTATTCTTCGTTTGATTCGTCTGAGATGAATCGCTGAAACCACATAGATCCACCGCAATAAAGTAGTTACCTTCTTCCGGCTCTTCTTCACTGATCTTAATCCATTCATCTTTGAAGATCTCCGACTGTGCTGCCTCAAACGAAGCCATAAACTCTTGTCTAAAAGCAAAGCTAGACATCGAACCTCTAGCTGCTTCAATCTCTAAAGGATCTAACAATGGATTATCAAAGCTAGTGAAGTGCCAAGACTTGTAATCTTTATCTTTACCTGAATCACCTACTTTGTACAATTCATAAAAGTGATTCCTACCCATTGGTGTTCCAATGAACATTGCTCTACCCTTCTGATCCGCTAAAGCAGGTCTAAGGATTTGTTCGAACACCTGTGGCTTCATGTCTGCGTACTCATCCATCACTAAGTACTTCAAACTAACACCACGCATAGTCTCTGGTCTGTCAGCACCCTTTAGCGATATCATTGCACCGTTGATCAACGTAATCTGCATGTTATTGACATGACTATTCTTGATCACTGTATGGCCTAGCTCTAACAGCGTAGACCACATAATATCCCTAGCTTGTCCCTGTGTTGGGGCTACATACCAGACATGGCCTTTCTCAGTCTGTAGTGCCTCAATAATCAATGTCCAAGCAGCTA